CTTCACGGCCCTTGAACTTGCCATTGCGGTTGTCGCGCTGCAGGGCTTGGCGCTGCTCTTCGTACTTCTCGGTGATCTGGCTGATGGCCTGGCCGAAGTCGCGGGCCTTGTTGCCCTTGCCCATGCTGTCAAGTTCCAACTGACGCGCACGGTTCGTCACGTCGAGATATGACTGCGCAGCCTCGCGTGCGTCGGCGTAGGCGCGAGCGATGCTGTCGAGCGAGTCCTTTTCGCGGATCGCCAGCACCTGCAGGTTCGTCGTCGCGTTCTCGCGCAGCTTGGCGAGCTTGGCTTGCGCATCAACGATCTTCCTGTCGTTATCGATCTTGTCTTTGCCGGTCAACACTTCCTTCTGCAGCCGGTCGATTTCCTTCTGTGCGGCCTCTTGCTGCACGCGGTCATTCGCCTCGATGAAGGAACGCTTCTGCGCGTAATACTCGGCTTCGCTGATGAGGCTTGCGTCGCGCTTGGCCTGCATCACCTTCTCGCTGTTGTTGATGGTGTTCGACAAGGCATCCTGAGCTTTTCGGATCTCATCCAGATCAAGTGCGAGCTGCGCCTTGGCTTCATGGGCCGCCGAGTTGTCCTTCTTTCCCTTCGGGGTCTTGTCTTGGTTCAGGCCGGAGATGTTCAGGCGCGGCTTTGCCGGCGTGAACCCGCGGTCCTCTTGCCCCTTGGTGCCGAACCCAGTCTCGGCCACCTTCGGCTGACCGATCGACATCACTCGGGCTTGGAACTTGTCCAGCTCCGAGCGTGCGCGCTGCGCGTCTTCCTTGACTGCGTCGCTGATCGCGGAGAAGCCCTTGAAGTCCAGCCGGCCGAGCGCCGCAAGCTGTGCCGCGATAGCGCCGATCTCACGACCGACCGCGCTGAACGTAAAGATGACATCGCTACCGGCGACCACCAGCGCCTGGAAGATGACCACAAGGCCATTCATCGCGCCCTTGACGATCTCCGTCGCGGTGCTGGTTCCTTCCTGCTCCTTGCTGATGCTCTTGAATAGGTCGGCAACGTCGTTCAGGATCGGGATCGCGTTGACCGCTGCGACCTGCAGGAACTGGTGAACCTGCGATTTCATGCGCGCGGCCGAGTCCGCATAGTCGTCAGCCGCCTTCGCTTGCTCCTCGGTGACGTAGGCCGCATTTAGGCCCTCGTCGGCGTATTCCTTGAGGAATCCAAGCAGTTCAGCGCCAGACTTTCCGAACAGGGAGACTGCGACAGCGGTTTTCTCGGAGCCGTCAGCGAACCCCGCGAACGCGCGCGATACCGCCTCCAACTGCTCGACCGGGGATTGCTGCTTGAACTTGTCGAAGTTGAGGCCGAGGGCTTCGATGGCCGCGCCGACAGACTTGGATTCGTCGTCGGTCTTCGACAGGGCCGCGGTCAGTTTCACCGAAGCCGTCGCGATCGTGTCGAGCGAAGTCCCGGAAACGTCCGATGCCGTCTTAAGCGAAGAGATGTTGGTCGCGGTGTCGCCGATCTTCTCGGCCAGATCCTGATACTTGCCGACTTGGTCGATAAGGGCAATCGTGCCGGCCGCCGCGGCAACCGCCGCAGTACCGGCCGCAGCCGCCAAGGCAAGGAACCCGACGCGAAGCTGGTTGCCCAGCACCACGCCCTGTTGATACGCCTCGTTCATGCGCAGCGCGCTGCTGGCGGCCCCGAGTTGAGCCTCAGACGCGCCGCGCAGGGCCAGCTTGTATAGCTCGATCTCGCGCGTGGACTTGCCGTTCGTGGCGGCAGCCGTCTGCAGGCTCTTGACGTAGTTGTCGATCGATTTCGACGCGCGCGCGGACGCCGTTCCGACTGAGTCGGAAACATCCTTGCCGAAGCTCTTGATTGATCGCTTCGCGTCGTCGATTCCAGCCTTCAGCTTGGAAGCGTCGGCCGATACCTCGATGACGCCACGCCCGATGACATCAGCCATTTACTTGTCTTTCTGGTTCAGTCGCATCTGCTCGATCGCCGCCGCCTCCATCACCCGAAGGCAATCAAAAACGTCGTCGCGCTCTGCTGGTGGTGTTTTGGTGCGGCGCCAGACTTCAGCGAGTGCGCTGTAGTCCAACCCGCAGGCGGCGCCCGCCATTCCGGCGCGGCGCCACTGGGAAGACATCGCCTCGAAGACTTCGTAGGCGCGGGCGTTGTCGGGCCAAATCTCGACAGGAGGTGCAGTCGCTTCCTCTACGCCGAAGCCCCAGAACGCAGCCTCCTCGGCTGACGGTGGTTTCTTCGCGTCGTAGAGCGCCCGAGCGACTACCCTTAGTTTTTTAGCTTGTTCTGAACAAGCTCTTCGAGGTAGGCCTTGTAGACCGCCAGCGCGACGCCGATGTGGTTCTCAAGCAGGATTTCGACGTTCTCGGCGCTGAACTCGTCGGACAGATCCCATCCGACGACCATCGCCTCGAAAATCTCCGGGTCTTTCTTGCCGTCGCGCCATTCCATGAACTCGGCGAGGGCAGTCTTGGTCCGATGCTTGAAGGTGACGACCACATCGACGGCAGCGCCGCCAGCCACCGGGAACGCGACCTTCGAGGTGAAGGTCGGGTTCGCCTTGAGGACGAACTTCGCCATCAGTAGCGGACCGGCTCGGCCAGCAGCGACATGGTCGCTTCGATCGCCATCAGCTCGTTCACCGTCAGCGAAGGCGTCTTGTTGATCGAGATGTAGGCGTTGTACGAGATGATCGACGCCGAGGGTAGCGTGATCTTGACGGCGCGCGGCAGGCGGTCATCGTTCGCCACGACGGCCAGTTGGTAGCCAGGCTGGGTCGTGTCATCGGCGACCGAGAAGGTCAGGCCCGAAGCGCTCTTGAACGTCGGAATGCGCTTCTGGGCGTCGGCTTCCAGGAATTGGTATTCCAGGAACTGCTGTTCGCCGCCCGAGCTGGACGAGGACAGGATCTGCGACAACTGGGTGTAGCCGGTGACCTTGCGGACGGTGCCGATGCCGGTGCCGGCCGGGTAGATCGTGGTCAGCGTCGAATCGATCGCCTCGAGGTTGAACGTGTTGGCGGTGATGCCGGAGACGCGGCAGACCTTGTTCGTGAGGCGCGACCAGCCGCTGGTGACTTCCACGAAGTCGCCGTTCGCCAGGCCGTGAGCCGTGGAGGTGGCGACCGCAGGGTTCGCGTTGGTGAGGGCGGAGACGGTCAGGGCGGAGCCGTAACCAGACGCGATCGAGATGAGCGCGCCGTTGGGGAGCGAGACGGACATGGCGGTGCCTTTCTTTGGACGAAAAAAAACCGCCTCGGGGGCGGGTTGCTGACTTGCCCGAAAGGGCGGAAGGGAAATGAAAACGGCCCGCGGGTTAGGCGGGCCGTGATCGGGAAAAACGGAGGGCTAGCGGTCGGCCCAGATGGAAAAGTCTTGACGAGCGCCGAATAGATTGGTCGTCTCGTCGTCCGTTGCTACAAATGCGCCCTCTGCCCTCGCCTGCAGCGTCGTCGACACCACAAGGGCGGCTTCGATTGCCAGGGCGATGGCGTTCGCGTCTACCTGCGTCGTGCTCCAAACGTTGATCTGCATGCGCGCGTTCCGCTTGCTCGGAACGGTGTTGTCCACGAAGGCCGGGGCCTCGCCGCCGACCTGCTGGAATGTGATGTAAGGCGTTAGGACGCCAGCCGGCGCGACCGTTGGATAGACGCGGCGCGTTCCGTTGGCGTTTGTCGGGACCAGCGGCTTCAGTAGGTCAAAGAGAGCGGATTCGAGGCTCATGTTTCTTCCGTCAGTCGCTGTGCCATGCGGACTTTGCCGGCCGCAATGGCTTCGTTGATCTTCGAGAAGGCAGGCCGCAGGAACGGGTGCGCCGCGGCGTTCACGGTGCCGAACTCGACCATGTAGCCGTAAGGCGCCTTCGTGTGATTCCAGCTAACCTGATAGGTCTTCCTGTTGTCCGTCGAGCGGTCCTTGGAATGAACCCGGTAAATAGACTGCTTCAGGTTCCCAGGGTTGAACAGGTACTTCTGCCCAGACCTGCCGTGAAAGTAGTGCGCCTCTGCCGACACTGGAACTCGCGCGCGCGCCTCCTCGTACAGAACGTTTGCCATCGTGGCGGCGCCGCTGAACAGCACCTTTTCGCGGACGTTCTTTTCGAACTTCGTCAGATCCAGCTCAAGATCCCCGTCGAACTTGGCCTCAACGAATGCCATTACGCGACCACCTCGCACACGATGTTGATGCGGTCGCGGTGCTG